TGTACGTTAGATATGCTTCTATATATCCAGCACTCTATTGTAAAATCTCCAGTTCCAAAATTAAAATCTGGTTGACTTGGGACTGTTGCATAATCTCCTGTACCGTCTAAAGCCAAACTAGCAGTACCAAACTTTCTAATACTAGTTGAAAGTTTAGCGTTGCCTTGAGCATAAACAGTTTTACCAACTCTATCTGTAATTGTTTCAAATCCAGAACATTTGCCTGCTAGATTAATATAGTTTCCATTGATACTGGAAATAGTGCCGCTGGCTAACAAAGTAGTTCCGTCAGTGTTATAATAAAGTACAGTATTACCAACTGCCCATGTACCTGTACGATTTTCAATTCTTAAACGTGTTTGGCCAACTCCAGCAAAACCCAAAGGTCCGCTTGTTAAATATAATCCTTTATCAGCAAAATAACTAAATGAATTTAACCATTCAATACGTACACCGTTAGTTGCTGTGATTGCTTCTTGATTAGGTGTAATAAATGTTACTGAATGAAACAACATACTTGCTTCAACACTAGCAGCATTAACTACACTACCGTCTGCTAATGCGCCTTTACCTGCATCACCGCTATCAAAACCGTAAGGATCGGTTACACTTGTAGTTGAACCTTTGGTAATTACTGTTACGTTTCTAATATAAGGACTACGATTAGTAACAGTCATTCCGGTAGCAAAACGGAATGCGTATCCGTTTTCTACAGTACCTGTTAAGTTGTAAATATAGGCTTTACCTGAATCAGTGCCGCCTGCATCATCTTCTCCTATTGCGCCAACCATAGCATAGTTGCCTGATATTGCAACTATATGGCCAAATTGATCACCTGCACTTGTACTGTAAGCGTTGGGATTATTAATAGTTTGTAATAGCTGACCGCTTATAGTACTAAAAATATAGACCTTGCCTGAACTAGTACCACCCGCATCATCTTCTACGTTTGCACTAACTATAGCATAGTTGCCTGATATGTCTACTGAAAAACCAAATTGATCACTTGCACTTGTACTATAGGCGTTGGGGTTATTTAGAGTGTGTATTAATGCACCAGTAGTTGCATTGAAAATATAGGCTTTACCTGAACTAGTGCCGCCCGCATCATCTTCTGGGTATGCGCCAACTATAGCATAGTTGCCTGATATGCCAACTGACAAACCAAATTGATCACTTACACTTGTACCAAAGGCGTTGGGGTTATTTAAAGTTTGTACTAATGCGCCACTGGCCACGTTGAAAACATAGGCTTTACCTGCACCTGATCCACCCGCATCATCTTCTAGATATGCACCAACTATTGCATAATTGTCTGATATGTCTACTGACAAACCAAAATTATCACTTCCACTTGTGCTGTAAGCATTGGGGTTATTTAAAACATGTCTTAATGCACTAATAGTTACTGTTATATTAAGTCTTACCTGCCAAAAATATCCGTTAGGCATACCAGTAGGGCTAAAATTTATGTCAGGCGGAATTATGTAATCTATATTGACGTTTCCAACACTAGTTGGTTGACCTCCAAGCCAGGCGAAATTTCTATAAGTAGCATCATCAAAGCCTGAGATATATCTATTATAACCGGCTGCTGTACTTAATTTTAAATCTATATATTCGATTGCATTACTACTTAGGTCTCCTCTAATATCTACGCTATTGATAATAATCAAAGCGCCTGGATCAGTAATACCTAGACTAGCTAGATCAATAGTGAAAGTTCCGTCTAGATTATCCGCAGCACCAAATTCAACTTGTACAGAAGTGGTACTGTCGGTACTTGCATGTGTAAGGTCAAATATGTAGGCTTTACCTGAACTAGAACCACCCGCATCATCTTCTGATACTGCGCCAACTATTGCATAATTGCCTGATACGGCAATTGATCGTCCAAATAAATCGCCTCCACTTGTACTGTAAGCGTTGGGGTTGTTTAGGGTTCGTATTAATGCGCCGGTGGTCACGTTGTAGATATAGACCTTGCCCGAATCAGTGCCGCCTGCATCATCTTCTACAGTTGCACTAACTATAGCATAATTGCCCGATATGCCAACTGACAAAGCAAATTGATCACCTAAACTTGTACCAAAGGCGTTGGGGTTATTTAATGTATGTACTAGTGCTCCAGTAGTTGTATTGAAAATATAGGCTTTACCTGAACTTTGCCCACCTGCATCATCTTCTGATACTGCGCCAACTATAGCATAGTTGTCTGATACAGCAACTGACCAACCAAATTGATCACTTGAACTTGTGCTGTAAGCATTGGGATTATTAAGTACGCTGGATAAAGTAATTTGTGCTGTCGAAGTGCTAAAGAAATCTGCTATAGTTAAATCTTCAATAGTAGTTTCACCGTTTAGCAAAAATGCATCATTAAATCGTGTACCTACTGTAGGTGTAATTTTAACTGAACGAAGACCTGCACCTTTAACGCTTACTCCTGCTGGAACAGTTAATGGAAAAATTTCTTGATAAACGCCTGGAAAAATATAAATGCAATCGCCTGCATTTGCCAAGCTAAGTGCATATTTTAATGTTAATACCGGATCATGCTCGTGTTCGCCAGCATTAGAATTGCTACCAGTTGTAGCAACATAATATATGTTTCCTTGAATTTGCGTTAGGTCAATGCCGTCAACTAATACATTTGATGCTGTAATCTGCTGAGCTATTAAATCTTTAGTGTAAACTGTTTTCCAACGTTTTCCGCCAGAAGTAGGATTGCTACCTAAATCCCAAGTTTCGTTATCATCGGGTATAATATTACTGTTAACATCTGCTTTAAATTCAACATTATCTGTGTCAGCATCGCCGATTGTAATTGTTCCGCTAGCATCACCGTCAACTTGTAAATTTCCTGTTACATGCACATCGCCGTTAACATTTAAATTTGCGTTTACATTTACTTGCCCGGTGCCAAGTGTGTTGATATCTAAATCTTGGTCTGTTGCAGTAGTTTCGATAGTGTTAGTGCTAAGTTGTAAATCACCTGTTTGAATTTTACCTTGATAAACTACAGGATTAGCACCGGCTGGTCGTAAATTAATAATAGAACTACTACTTGAAATAGTATCTGTTGCTACGTTAAAAGTAGCTAAATCTGCTTGGGTAGTTGCTGTTAAGTTTGTTGAACGGGTTGTGCCGTTGACATCTAGGTCGTAGTCAGGTAGGCTCGTCTTAATTCCGACCCTGCCGTTATTAACATCTAAATATAAAAGGTCGGTCTCAAAAGCCAGATCTACGCCATTACGAAGTAGATTCGCTTTTAAGAGTGGACCGGTAATACGACCAACAGCCATCAGCTCTCCTCAAACCCCGTGTTTCACGGTTAACCATTTAGGATTTCTCCGCATCCGTTTTTACGGCTCTTTGCTGGTTTACCACAGTTTAACCATACAAGAAATTGGTCGTTTCTTGTAATCAATAGTATTTATCGTTTGGGAGATTTTACCCTAGTATCAGGGTCCAAAAATCAAGAAGACCTTCAATGACGTTTGCGTCTACAATACCGGTTGCTTCGCCTAATGCTGTTACCCAACCATTTTCTCCTTGGCCTGGGTCGCCGGTGTAAACTTCTAAACGTGGAAATGTTGTGTTATATCGCACTAGTCCCGTTTCAGTAGCTAGTGGTCTTTCTGCTGATAGACCCATTGGTAGCATAACAGCAGCCGCAGATGCAAAACTAATATAGCCTGAGCCTGTTCCTTTAATTACTAGCGGACTATTTGATTGATTTGTTATAGTACTTTCTGAAGAAAATCCTATGTTGTTTAAAAGTGTGTTTCCTGTTCCAGTAGGCAATAAAATTAAATCATTTCCAGATAAAGAATTTAAAACTGTATTTCCTTCAAAACGAATATTTCCTATGTCAAATCTAGATGATTCTAATGAGGTGCTATCAATAGTAGCTCTTACGCTGTTATTAATACCAAAATAGATTGTATTATCTAATCCTCCAGTAGTAATATAGGTATTTCTGTCACTATCGTATAGCCCGTTAAAGCTAATCAGTCCACCTGTGGCACCGCCACCTTCAAACAAATTAGTTACATTATTGTACCTAATTTCTCCTGCGTTTAATGTTCTGGTAGTATTGTTACCTATTGGAATTTTTAAAGACTTTGTTGTATCTACAATAAAATTTCCAGTACCGTCAGGTGTAAAAGTTAAATTTTGATTTAACAGTGAGCTAGACACCGACTCAATTGTGCTGCCAGAAATTTTTACGGAATCTTTTAAAATCACTGCTCCAGTAGTATTACCAAAAATATTTAAATCTTGATCTAGCGCAGTTATGCTAATTTCATTTCCTTCAAACTTGAAATCAGGAACAGTAAAATATGAAGTAAGCCCGGTTATTTTAAGAATATTAACAGTTACATCGCCTGTTAAATCTAAATTACCAGTCTGTCCCCAGTTTCCAGTCTGCAAGGTAGTTCCAGTAATTGTTAAGTCTTGTAGCGTAGATAGCCCATTTACAGTTAAACTATCAGTTGTAAGGTTGTTATTAACTGTAACGTTAGTATCTACAACATTAATTTTTCCTATACCAGCAGCTTGAAGTATTAAATCAGTATCTGTTGTCAGGGTTTCAATAGTATTACTATCAATTTGTATAATATCATCAACATTTAACAAAGAACTATATAGTGTATCCCATCGCTTAGGATCAGTACCTAGTGTAAACGGGCCGCCAACATCGTCTGGTAATAAATCCTGTGTAAATTCTGGATATATGGTTATAGTATCAGATGCTTGATTGCCTAAATATAAATTACCTCTTACAATAGCATCTGCTGAAATTTCTGTATTACCAGTTACAAATATATTTGTACTTAAATTAGTTGTTCCGGAAAAAGTAGAAAAATTGATTGGTCCAATAACACTTTCAATAGTGTTGTCGTATACACGTATATTTCCAACATCTACAGTAGTTGCATCAATAAACGCTGAGCTGGTTGGGCCAGTTAACGTAATATTTCCGGTAGGAAGAAAACTTATGCTTTGAGCATTAAATACTACTGCGCCTGTCTCTTGATTTACATAGAATATATCGCCTATTCTAAAATCACCCTTTGCATCAACACTTTCGTAATAAATTTTTCCACTGTTTAACTCTACCACTTCATTAGCTTGAATTACTAAATGAGGTTCGTTTGAAGTAGTTGTTCCTGCACCAATGTAAGCAAAATTATGGCTAATCAAGTAGGCTAATGTGTTAGCACCGTCTGCTACAGCACCATAAGTTCCGTACACGTTTGCTGATCCAATACTGCGAATTTCTGCACCGTACTTGACTCCGAGACTTGCAAAACCTAATGCACCTTGTGTTAGGTAAATTCCTTTTTCAGCAAAATAGGTAAAACTGTTTAACCACTCAACACGAGCGCCGTTAGTTGCCGTAATGCCTATACTGTTAGGTACAATCATAGTGATACTATGAAACAACATACTGGCTTCTTTACTGGAGCTGTTGGCTAAACTACCGTCAACTAAGGCGCCGTTACCTGCATTTGGTCCTGTTGTTATTACTGTAACATTTTGTACATAAGGACTACGACTGGTTACTGTAAATCCACTAGCAAAACTAAATGCGTAGCCTGTATAAAAATCTTTAACAGTCAGATTACTAACAGTTGTTTCGCCGTTTAATAAAAATGCATTGTTAGTATTTGTTCCAACTGTAGGTATTATTGTTACTGCTCTAATACCCGCACCGTTAACTGTCACACCTGCTGGTACAGTTAGTGGAAATATTTCTTCGTATGTTCCTGGAAAAATTACAACAGTATCACCGGCCGTTGCTTGACTAAGTGCATATTTTACTGTACGATAAGTGTTGTGTAGATGTGTTCCTACATTTAAATCATCTCCATATATACTAACATAGATAGTGTTGCCTTGTTCAAGCAACATGTCTATACCGTTAATTATTGCAGAATCTAAATTTAAATTATCAACTGGAAAATCTTCAGTATAAATTGTATTCCAACGTTTTAATGCTGTGCCTAAATCATATGTTTCATTAATATTAGGTACAATATTACTGTTTACGTCTGCATTAAAAACTACGTTATCGCTGTCATTACTACCTAATGTAATTAGTGAGCCGTCCCAATTAATATTACCTGTTGCTGTAAAATTTCCATCAACATATAATTTGGAAGTAGTAATATTAACAGCGCCCAGGCCGTTTGGACTTATTTCAATATTACTATTGTTGTTGATATTTTCAATCAGTTGATCGCTGATGTTCAAGTACGCTACACTTGAACCATAATCATAAGTTCCTATTTTGACCATATCAATAACAGGATCTGTTGTTTGATCTGGACTAATTGTTATTGCTGTTGAAATATTTTGAATTGTGTTAGTTGTTATAACAAAATTTTCTATTTCAGTTTGTGTAGGAACAATTAAATTTGTTGTTCGTATGTTACTTACATTGAGCGGATGAGTTGGAGTATCTGTGTTAATACCCACACGGCCGTTTATTACATCTAGATAAAGTACAGTTGGGTTAACTAGAGATGTGTTGCCGAACGCAAGATTTTCTTCGCCTGTTCCTGCGTTTTTTCTTTTAAGGTTGCTGTCTAGTAGCGGGCCGCCTATTCTACCTAATGCTACTACGTTTTCTGGTAGTAATGGCATTGTGTTACTCCTTACTGATCAAAACCATGTAGTATGACTATTGGTGTTGATAAACCTGGTGTAGCTGATGTAAATTGAATATAATATTTTGTATCGTTAGGCGGAGTATTATAAGGAGCACCTAATGTAGAACCTAATTGAATTAGATAGTTTGTATTGTAAATTTGAAAAACGTTTCCGACTATAACTATTAAATTGTTTCCGGTCCATGTAGCGCCGCTTTCAACTACAGCTGGTGGTTGATAAGTTAACGGTCCAAATACAGTACTTGTGCCATCACCTGTATAATTTTCTCTACTAATTTGTGTTGCTTCTTTAAAACGTAATGATCTCCAAGTTGCACCACCGCCAACCCCTTGATAAACTTCAACTTGGTCTGTTGATGTGTTGTAACGCATTTGTCCAATTGTTGGGCTTGACACACTACTACTGCTTTTTGGAAGGACCATAGTCCTGCTGTCAGCAAGAGTCAAGTCATTGCTGGTTGTTAGTGCCACACGACTATCGTAAATTGCTCTTCGATTTAGAGTAAGTGTTTTTAAAAATCTCATATTAAACTACCAATGTGCTTACTGTTGCTGTTAAACCACTAGCACTACAAATTGCTTTTAATTGGTCGCCGGTGCTTAATACCATTTTTTCTTGATCAAAACTTACAGTATCTCCTGCTGGAACAGTAAGAGTGTTTACAATCATATTATTTGCACTTGCTGAACCGCCGCCTGCAACAGCATATAATGAAACTGTTTTATCTCCACTTGTTGTATTACACACTATGACAGTAGTAATTGCCCTAGCACCAGAACCCGATGCTAATGTGTCTGCACTTGCTTCAACTAGTGCTGTAATTGGTGTATTATATATTGCCATATTCTTTTATCCTTAAAAGAGCATACTTAAAAGTAACGCTCTATTTTTAACTACAATTTCATCTTGTGTTCTGCTGTTAGCAATAAACACACCACTGTTAAATTCTTCTCCAACTGCGACAGATTTTGCATAAAGTCTAGCATCTCCTCCGGTAGAAGTTGGTGCAGTAATTAATTCTTTCAAATTAAGAACACCATCTATTTGAACATGTGTACTAGCCGCTGTCAGAATCAAATATTCTGCTGGGTCAGAATTTAAAATTGTATTTTCTAAAATATTTACATTGTCAACGTCAAGACCATTATTAGAAAATTGTGCTACTTGAGAAAGTCCAGTGCCCGGATCAACCCAAATTTTAATACTTGATGATAGTGCTTCTACCATAGTATCTGCATTGCCGTACGAAGCGCCAACTGGATATTGAATTAAACTAACAACAGCAGATCCGCCGCTGGCAAACACATAGTCGGTTACATATTGTCTATTTGGAATATCGTCTGGATCTAACACACGACTTTCATAACCTGTTGAATTTGTAATGCGTAGGGTACCAGGTCCACTTTGCATATCAAACTCTAAGTTTGTAGTTGGATCTGTTGCAATATTTCCAACTACAATACCTGAAAGAACATCTGTATCAAGTTGAATTTTAAACTTATCAATTGATTCGTCCCACAAAAATTGTGCGTTTTCAAGTGATCCTCGTTCAATTTCTAAACCTGCTGTTCCTTCTGTAACTCCTGCTCCGCTTTCGCCTTTGTTTAATAAAATTAAATTGTCTTCAATATTAAGATTAGCAGTATCAACTGTAGTTGTATTGCCTTTAACTAGTAAATCTCCGGTGATAATAACCGTACCTTGTTCGAGTCCAGTATCAAGCGTGATGCTCCCAGCATCTTGAACTTTGACTCTATAATCACCTTCGGTTACTCTTAATATTCTAGACATTCTAAATCCTTAATAGGGGCCGAAGCCCCTAATTTAATTATTGATTTTCAATAGTTACTGAATCTGCTGGTGCTGGGCTTGTAAAAGTCCATTTAACTTTTGCACCTGTAGCAAAATCACCGTCGCCAGAAGACTTGCGCTCAACAATACATGTACGAGCTGTTAGCTTTCTAATAAAGTATGCGTTGCTATTTGCATCAGTTGCTGTAATTGACATTTCTCCGTCGCCTAGACTAGCAGATTGTACTAGTTTGCAAATGCCTTCCACACCGCCTACATTTACTTTGTAACGTTTACTACCAACTTGTTTAATAATATCGCCTGTAGTTGCTTCAGCAACTGTTGGAACTTGTGCTTCACATTTAATACCATTTTGACGTGCTGTTGCGCCTGATGTCAATGTTGCTATAGGAGTAGCACTACCAGAGCCACCTGCTACGCTACCAGCAAATGTAATTGTTGGAGCACTTGTATAACCAGAGCCTGCTGAAACTACTGTTACTGTATAAGCTGTTGCGCCTGTTACTGTAACAGTTAATACTGGTTTAGCACCGCCATCGATATCAGGTGCACCAATACTGGCTGGAGGAATTGTATATGTACCGTTGACTAATGTTGCTAATGTTCCTGCTGGAGCTGTTACACTAGCAATTGACTCACCACCTACATTTGCTGTACCAAATAGTTCGTAATTGGTGTTTGCGAAAAATTTCTTTTGAATTGGACGTCCCATTTTGTTTTCTCCTTAAGAAAAATGGCGTTCTAGGCCATACGCGGTTGGATTTCCGCATAAAACTTACCCTATGTAAGTCGTACTATGTATTTAGCTGAGATAAAAAAAGGACTCCGAAGAGTCCTTTTTGATTTGTTGCTCTAAGTAACTGATTACTTGAAAGAAACGTTTGACAAGCTAATACGACCTAGGTAGTCAGCTGCGTTACCTAGAGAAGAAGCTGTGTTTGTCAACTCAACATAACCATAACGTGTCATGAATGATACGACTGGTTCGAATGTTGATGGATCTAACACAACACCGCTTGACATCAATGGGATGTATGGGCAGTAGAATGCTGCTGCATCGCTTTCGCTTGAACCTTTATAACCAATAAGAATATCAGTTGTATCGGTTGCGTATGTGTTAACATACACTTTCATTGCATTATTCAATGTACCAACTAACTTGGTGTTTGTTGGAGCTTCGAATGTACCTTCTGTTGTACGTGCAAATGCTGATGTTGTTGCGCTTTGTAGAATTGTCAAAGCGTATGGGCTTACAACGGCCCAGTTACCAGCACCACGACGTGTACGCTGAGCAATCAAGTTGCTTACACGGTTGATTTGAACTGCCAATGCGGCATGCTCGTCACCAACGAATGTAGCTGTACCTGAAACAGCGTTTTGGTCAAAAGACTCAACTGCTGTACCAGCAAGACTTAGCAATGAAGCTAGGATCTCTTGGTCAATTTCAGCTGTAATTTCTTGAGCTAAAGCAGCCATAACTTCTGCTTCGATGTCAATACCTTGTTGGGCTTGTGCATCTTGAGCAGCTTCGAATGTCCATCTTGCGCTTAACTTACGAGTTTTTGCCTCGACAGTTTGTTTCAAGATTTGAATTGACATACGCTTACCAGCTTGACCTTCTAGGGTTGCTGTGCTTGCTGCTTTTGCTGGGCTTGCCTCATTACCTGAGTAAGCTTCAGCAATCTTGAATGGGCTTAATGCCTCTTCACCAGCTGTAACACCAGTGCTGCTATCTGCATAGCGAACACGTAAAGTGTGAATTTGACCAACTGGTCCAGTCATTGGTTGTACACCGACCAACTCGTTAGCGATAACTGTTGGCATAACACGACGGATCACTGGTAGGATCACGCGGTTTAAAGTTGCGACGTTGCCGGCAGAAGTAGCACCTGCAGTTGGGCTCTCAGTCAAATACTTGCGAGTATTTTCTAAAGTTACACCCATTACACTACGCTTGGTACCTTGTAGGCCTTCAAGTAGTGCCTCTTTGGTCTCTGCCCAACGGCCGTTTAGTAGTTCAGACATTTAATTTCTCCTTAAATTTTTAGTCCAGCGAGGCGACGGATATCAATAATATTTGAATCTTCCTCGCCGCTACGATTTGCGTTGGTAATTATTTCCTTATTACCTGTAATTTCTTTAGCCTCTACAAGTGCCTGTTTCTTCTGCGGGGCTCTAACATTTCCATTAAGAACTGCTGGAAGATACTTTTCAAAACTTTCGTTTAGACGAGTAGTCTTCACACCCTCCATTAACTCACCCATGATTTCGCGTTGCTTACTGTTAAGTGGAGCAAGTAACTCATTCATGATTTCTTTTCTCGCTTGCGATTCTTTTAGTTTCGCAATCTCTGCTTCTTTACTTTCTACGATACGCTGTGCTTCTTCAATAGCGTTAGCGGCTTCTTGAACAGCAACATCTTTCATGTCTATGACCCTGAGTAATTTTGCAGTTTCTGATTTCTCATTCAAGTAACTTGTGCTATATTCTGCGGCAAAAGCCTCGAATAGTTTACGTCCAAAATCTGCACGACGAGCTGCTTCAATGTCTTCTTTAAGAGCTGTAATTTCGGTTTTTAAACCGTTAGTTACAAGACCTTCGACCATCTTAGCGGCACGGGTTACAAATTGTTGTTTTACTTTACCGAGTTGTTCGCGTCCTTCGCGAACTAAACGTACCTTGGTTTCTGCCAAGTCCTGCTTGTCTTTGTAAAACTCTGCGATTTCTTCAGCCAAAGCCTCAACTACGAATTTTTCTAGATCGCCAAATTTCTCAGCCATTGCGACTTGATCCTCGTGTAGCTCTTTGACTTCTGAAGCTAACTGACTAGTAACAAATTTTGCTACTGTGTCAGTATGTTCTTTCATCTTAACAGCATAACGAGCCTTCATTTCCGCAAGTTGCTTACGATCGTCAGCAAACTCAACAAGCTCTTGTGATAGTTGGTCAGTGATCATACGATCAACTGCTTCAATCATTGATTGCTTGTCATGCTCATATTTTTGAGCAAATTCTTCGCGTAGTGTATGAGCAACTTCTTCACGGTTTTCAGCGATACGCTGTTCCCATGCTTGCTCAATTGATACTTTGATCTCCTCAGAAATCACATTATTTTCAAATAGCGTTTTTAGTGCATCCAACATGTGATTCTCCTTGTTATTGGAGTCTGCTTATTATACCTAATAAGCTCTCTTTGAGATATTTTTGTGCTTTTGGATCACCCTTGACCTCTTGCGCTATGCGTAAGGCATTAAGACCACCGCGACTGTTCATCAAGTGTTCATAAATTGGTGTTGGATATGCTCCAGGAGCACTAGGTTGAGCTACCATATCTACTGTGATAATCTCAAAATCTGATACTTCACCGGAACCGTCATCTTTGACGTTTCCGGATCCGCGTGAACTAACTCCTAATTTCACGCCGCTTTCCAGCATAGTGCGAATTAGTTGTCCCATAGGGGTAGGAAGTATTTTCAACTTCCCGTAACCATTTGGACCGTCCATCCACATGTTTACTATCATGTGACTGACGCGATCCAAATTAATTTTTAGATCATCTGGATGATCCACTTCTCCGAGAACTGAATAACCGTTTTGAATCTGATCGTTCAGGGTTTTGACAGCCTTGCCAATCTCATTCACAGGGTAAACACGCTGGTTAGCGTTTCTTATACCGCCCTGGATACAAATCCCGGACATGTATAAGTTTTTCCCATCTTTGTCATCAGACTCAACGATCATTTTGGCTTCGTTGAAACTGAGATTCTCTCGGAGGTATAAAGACATATTTTTAATAGTCTCGTCTAATTACTTACGTGAGCCAATTAATGATGACTTGTTGTCAGCATTTTCGCCGGCACCTTTCTTCTCAGCACCGTGGCCAGGTTCTTTCTTCTTGAAAGCTGTCTTGCCTGCGTTGCCGCCTGGAACGTTTACATTACCAAAGTTTTCTTCCTTAGTGCTAGGATTTAGCAAACCGCCTTGTGTGCCGCCCTTTTCTGTTGAAAAGCTCTTGGCAATATTAGCTGTTGTGCCGCCCATGTTGTTCTTACCAGCTACGATTGATTTGGTGTTTGCACCATTATCGCCGTGCTTTGGAAGTGCTACTTTGTCAACATATTCCATGAATTTTGCTAATTCATCTTGCTCGCCAGCATCAGCACCCATCATAGGCTCATCTCCGCCCATCATGTCTGCGCCAGCATCCATGCCGTCCATTGGCATTTCTTCGCTGCCTTCGTCACCTTCGTCAGCCATTAGTTGTTCAAATTCTGCTTTTAATTCTTCTAGAGCGTCTTCTAAATCAAGAATACGATCTGATTGCTCTTCGTCAGACATTGAGCCTTCTTCGTCAGAAACGTCGCCAATCAAGTCATCAGTAGCATCGCCACCAACGTCGTCATCTCCCATGTCGTCGTCTTCAGCATCATCTTCAGCATCATCGCCTTCCATGTCGTCAGCTGGTTCTTCGCTGTCGTCTTCGCTGTCTTCTTCGCCAAACGCTTCGTCAACACCGTCGTGCTTCTCGTCTTCGTCGTCTTTAGCGTCAAAGTCTTCGCTTAATAATTCTTCGTAAATTTCACGAGATTTTGCAACTACGATGTTGTGGAAAATCTCTTTTGCTTGTTCTTGATCTTCGTTGATCAAAGCCTCAAGCATGGCTTCAAATTGTGTTCGGTCAGTCATGTTAAAATTCTCCTGTGATGGTTATACAAGGCTGTATTATATTTACATATTAATTAGAAAACCAAGTTATAATAGCCTAAAAATAGGCCATTTTGTAGGTTTTTTTCAATTTTAGTTGGATATTTATGCTGGTTGCTCTAATGGCAACTGATACATGTCATTAATAAACTGTAGTTCTCGTTCTTGTTCTAGGATGTGTGCTTCACTAGATTTGCGTAATTCATTTATTTGTCGGAGAGTAAGACGTGTTTTTCTAGTATCATCGCGATGTAATGTGGTAGTGTCACGGTCAGCATCATAACGAAGATCGTTAGCTGTACGTCGTGTATCAGGATCAATATAAAATAATTCGCGTAAAATCATATTAATATTTATACAGTTGGAGCGCCAACTGGTGCACCGGCCACTGGCATTGGAGCTCCTCCAGGAGCGGCTGCATCTGGGCTTAAATCACCTTCGATGCCGTCTGGCGCTGATAAATCGCCTGCCATGCCCAAGTCTCCTTCAATACCAGCAGCATTAAGTCCTGCGCTACGCAATTCTCCTGCAGCATCAGTATAAGTTGGAAGTCCTTTACCGTTTTCTTCTGCCCACATGCGTTCGTTGTCTGCAATTTCTTCGTCTGTTAAGTTTAAGTAACGTTTCATAGCAAAACGTTTACTAATAAATGGCAATGCTTGTACAGTATTAAACGTATTGATACGCTCTGTATCCATTGTTGCTTGGCGGCTACTTGCAAAATTAAGTGGCGGATTAAACTTTAATTCAAACAAATTAGCGTCAATATTTGCACCTTTTGAGTACATATACAGCTTGAATTCTTCGTCAATAACCGATGTTACCAGCGATTGTAACCGCTCACAATACTTGTTAAAACGCAGTTCTTGAATGTATGCTGTGCCAACGCGGCCGTCATTATATGATGCTTGACTATCGTCTGCACCTGTTGGCAGATAGCTTGATGGGATTCTTAAACCACGGAATAATTTATTGGTAAAATACTTTAAATCATCAATTTCACCAAGATTTGTACCGCCTGGAAGTGTTTCAACTTTGCTTCCTCGTCCTTCTGCTGTTTGAGGAAAGAAGTAATCTTCGTTAATTGATAACGGATTGTATGCACTATCAATAACATTCTGTCCGCCACCTGTTTGACTAGGAATGCGTCTTTGATGAATTTCATTTTTAACCCTTTCAACAAAGGCCATGGCCATATGACTGGGCATGTTACCCACGTCAATATGGAATACTCTGCGCTCCGGAGCACGTTGTATACGATAGATAAGAATAGCATCTTCAAGCAATTCTTTTTGCTTGTAGACTTTAAAAATGTTTTCTAGTAAACTGTTACCAAACGGAAAATTATTGTCTAAACCTTCAGATAAAGACAAATGAACTACATGTTCTGCTCCAATAGCAAATTCAGTTTCAGTTACTCCAAATCTACTGCCGTTTGCAGAACTTGGTTTACTTGTTTGTCCGCCAATAGCGCCGTAACCACCTGAGCCGCTTAGTCCGCCTGAACCTTGTCTTGGATTAATATTAGGAGTAATTTGTGTTACTACTAGATCCATAAAGTTAGGCGCAAGATCTTTAACAACATACTGCTCTGGTTTTTTGCCTTCGCTTTCGTTTACAATAACTTTTACAATTTTGCTTGGATCAATATAGTGCCATTTTTGTGTTTCAGGATCTCTAATGAAAAATGCATCACCATATTTAAATGTGTTACGCATGATACGGAAAATGCGTGTATCAAATTTGTTTAACTTACACCATTGTTGCATGTACTCGCTGAGAATACGAACTTCTGCATTGGTAGCTTTGTGGCGCCATTGAACAGTAAATGGTGTTTTTCCGTCTTTAAGTTTCTGAGTTGTAAATTCTGCTAGAATGTCTAGGGCAGCATTGACTTCCGGATCGCTGTCCATAACTTCGTACTGTTGATAGCGTTCAACACGATTTGGACTGCCTGTATAAACGTCTGGCAGAAAACTGCTGTAGTTAGTACGTGCCGGGCCTGCGCGACTTTGGCTCCCAGTATTAATAGGGCTAAGACTTGCACCACTAACCGGTACAGGCGTAAAATATTTTTTCCAACTCATGTACGATCCTTAGCCAATTAGATTATTTTGGCTTCTAACTGCTCTAACAGTTCCTTTAGACCCGTCTTCGACAGTATTAATAAGTGTATCCATCTTAGTATTTAATCTATCTAGCAACTGTGCTAATATTTCTTTGTCTTCGTTTGGCTGTGTTACACCGGCTAAATTTGATGGAACAAGTTGGCTTGGTAGCGAAGAAATAACACTAGTTAGTTCTCTTAAAGCATCGTCGTTTGAGCCAGATGTATTTGCTGCTGCTCGTAAACCTGCTGCCATAGCTGGCAACATTCCATTTTGTGTTAGCGCATCTATAGCAAAAGCTACACTTTGATCTCTCCTAACAACACTTTCATCGTTGTCAAGTATATACTCCATACCGTCAAAATTTTCAAACCATTTGTCTATTTTGGTTGATCCGGTGGCGTTTAAAGAACCACCTGCTCTTCTTCTATTTGGGTCAGTTGAATTAGATTGATCAGCTGGTGTTAGTGGAGGAAAATTAGTTACACTAACATGCAAAGGTTTATCGGCAGCAACTCCGTATCGTTCTGGCATGTCTGTTGGAACATTGCCTTCTTTGCGTCCTTTATCAAGATCAACTGCTGTACTTGGAATTAATTTATTATAAATTTCTTTTGCCCGTTCAGGAGTCATGTTTTGTAAGTCTAAGATTTTGCCCATCATACCTTGCGAATCAACACCAGTTAATTTTTCACCTAATGTGTCTTCAAAACTCTTCATAAAAGCAGCTACGGCCTGCGGACCTAATTTAAGAGAACGATCAAAAAGTTGTAGTATCTGGCTCACTACGGCGCCAGAACCACCTGCTTGATTAGTAAGTCCAATATTCTTTTGCATATCTGCTCGAAATCTGGCAGCAGACTGCTCTAACTCTAAGAATTTTTCGTAGTTTCCGCCTGAATCTCTATACATTTGGCTAAGAGACATTCCATAGTTAGATTTACCGCCTGCCATATTTTCTGTTATACCTTTAGCAATTCCGTTTTGGATTGTTGGCATAATATCAAACGTACCTTTAGCTTGGGCGTCTGCCATACCTTTAGCATACAAAAATTGAAATTCAGATTTTAGACGTTCTAGCTCTTTTTCGTCTTTGGTATTTGCCATTTGTCTCATGAGTCTTTCTGTTCCTGGCGCTACCATATCCATTGCTTTTAACTGTTCAGTTGCATCTTTAGTTACAGTATTTTTAAATCTCATCAGTTGTACATATACATCACTCATACCTTCTGGTAACTGTGCTAACATTGGTCCCATTCGGTTGAGATTTTCCAATTGTTTGCCGTCTAAGGACTGTCTGGCCATCCTAGTCAGTTTTGAACTTTGCTGTTGGTCAAGATCTTTTTGTATTTCTTGTCTACTTCGTCCAGTAAGTCTAGCCATGTTGTCTATTTCAACAGCGGCAGCTATTGTAGATTCTACTATAAGTTTATTCACATCATATCTTGTGCGATCTAACCCTTTGAATAAATCTGTAGTAATGGCTATTTGATCTTGAAATTCGGTCATATCAATACCCATCATGTTCATTGTTAGTACATTTCTAGATTCCATCAATGATTTGCTGACATTTAAAAATATATCGGCCGAGTGTTGAGCGTTTAATCCTGATCCAAATATTTGCTTGCCTGCGGTGCTTATCAGTTTGTTAAAGTTTTCAAAACTAATACCAGCATCTGCTAGACTTTTTGTATAATTGAATAAATTTTGATTAAATGAGACTCCTGAACGAGCTGAAAGTAACATAGCATCGTTCATGTCTTTGAGATGATTAATTGTTCCGCTGAACACAGTTCCTAAAACGTCACCAACACCACCAAAAATACCAAAAGTTTTTGTAACTTGTTCTATGACGCCTTTAAAATCCATAGCGCCTGTGCTTACTTTTCCAAGAGCTGAGCCAGCATTAGTAATGCCAGTCCATGCTTGGTCACGCATGGCTTGCCCAGTCATACTACCTGAAGCAAATCCGGTTCTTTTCAAAGAGTTGGCTACTTCTTCGCCTATCATTTGTGCGGCTGCGCGATCTACCATTTATTTTTCCTCGAAATATGCGTATATAAATACACTATAACTAATATTTATCTGGAGTAAAACATGTCTGCCAACCCATTACAAAAATATTTTAGACAGCCTAAAATTTTTATCAGTTTGCCTAGTCAAGGAATTTATAACCATAAAGGCAGTATAGAAGGTGATGTTACTAAATTACCAATTTATGGTATGACTGGCATGGACGAGATTCTGCTGAAAACTGCCGATGCTCTGCTATCTGGAGAAAGTACTGCAAGAGTTATTGCCAGTTGTTGTCCTAATATTGTAGATCCGTGGGATATTTCCATGTTAGATATGGATATTTTACTGTCTGCTATTAGAATTGCCACTTATGGTAATACTTTAGAAGCAACAAGAGCGTGTTCTTCTTGCGGCGCAGAAAACACATATACAATCAATTTGTCAGATATTATCGAATTTTATTCACAATGTCGTTACAACAATAGTTTTAAAGTACACGACCTAACAGTTACATTACGGCCCATGACCTACAAGCAATCAACTAGTTTTGCTCTTAGAAATTTTGAACTACAAAGAAAAGTAATTCAAATACAAAGTATATTAGATGATGCCGAACGTGCTAAAACAAACAAAGATATATTAGAAGATTTAACTTTATTAAAATTAGACATTGCAAGTGCAGGTATAGAAAGTGTAAGCATAGGATCTGAAATTGTTACAGATCCGCAATTCATTAAAGAATGGATAACAAACACAGATGTGCATGTTACAGAATCTCTTAATAGTCACGCAGACAAAATGAAAGACAGTTGGACACCGCCTGAAAAATCTATTGTTTGCGACAGTTGCGGCCATCAAGACACTATTAAAATAGAATTGGATCAATCAAATTTTTTCGTAGGCGCCTAATTGGATTGTCTGCGGGCGGTATTGAAGAATATCTAGTTAGGCTAGAAAACGAAATTAAAGAATTTAAAACTGAGTTGATGAGACTCAGTTGGTACATGCGGGGAGGTGTAACTGTAGATCAGCTGTTACATCAGTACAGCTACGATGATCGCTCAGCAATGTATACTGTGATAAAAGAAAACATTGATATGAGTAAAGAAACTAAAATGCCGTTGATTTAATTAGTCTTTCTTAAACCCATGCCCTAAATCCATATTGTCTAGTGCAGACTTAAAGGGTTTAGTTTCACCAGTTCTAGGCGGTTGTTGTGCTTTGTCACTGCCTAATGCTCTTAAGATTGCATCGTAGCCTGTTTTAACTACGTGCCCGCCAACAAAATCAACTACTGCTTTGTACTCTTTGCCGCCCGCTAATATAGAATTTCCTACTAGCCATTGACTAAATGCTTCTTGTCCAGGTGGAGATAAAAACCATGCTTGGAATGTTGCTTGAGCCGCAGGGTTTAGCAAGTTAAATGCCTTGCCAATTGGACCCCAACCAAGTGGTCCTAATCTCTGTATGCCGTTGGGGCCTAATGCCCATGCTAGTGTTCCTCGTGCAATTAAGATTGCTGACACTTCAGCAAGGGCTTTGTTAATTTCAAATTGTACAACCCATTGTAATTTTTTATCGCTTTGATATTCTGGATGGCCTTCATCACGTTTTTTATATGCCAGCAGTATGTAGTAAACACATTCAGCAATTGGTTGAAGCACTCCAAACCACATGAGTAAACTATTGATACTGCTTAGTCCAGCACCCCACCATATTTGCGCTGCCTCCATGCTATTTCTTATTTTAGGTCCTAGCTTGGTGCCATATTTTCTTATAGCCAGTGCTGCTGCATCATCTAATACAGATTTAGGAATTCCTGCGGCCTCTGCTGCTTCTTGACCAGCTCTGATAGCAGAGTTAATTCCAACTTCAGCTTCTTGTGCTGTCTTAACCCAACCATCAGCTAACTCATCAGCGGCTTTAGGGCTATTCTTAACATTTCTAGCCAGCCACTCTAATGCTTTTTCTACTAGCCCTGATATGCCTTTACCGTTGGTCTTAATAGCATAATTTAACAACATGCCAAATCTTAGCATTTGTTCTTGAAGAATTCGAGACTCGATGATAATTTCTTTAACTTTCATGAGGTATTTATCCGGTTTAAAGATGAACTACGTTCATCTGTTCTTCACTTCGTTCGAACTTTTATCAAGGAATAATTAACAAACACATAAACGCGAAGCGTTTTTAGCATTATCCAGATTGTTCAGTCACACTTAGCCCTTGCGGGCAAAAGTTTAAACATTATCCGAGTTGAACATTGTCACACAGCGTTATGGCATTACAGAGGCGGTCGTCCGGTACCTCGAGCCACGTCTTACACGACGGCGGTAAACAAATATACGCTATCATATTTGCTTACGTAGGGTTTTTCTCCCTTCATTTAGCCTTTTTAAATTGTCTTTAAACAGCAAAACCGGTTATAGGCATATCCGATCATCGTCCTGTTAAGGATAGTTACTGAGTGCTTTTTTGGGCAAAAAGACTTCCGTACCCTGCGACATCACCAGGGATTTGGGCGCACGAAATTAGCCTGCGCCAGCTGTTAACCCATTAATCGGCCTTTAATATGACTGCCATGAACACGAACTTGAATGTGTCCATTGTAGTATTCATCTGATTCTAGCACACGACGAGTAAACTGCTCGCGAGCTTCAATGTAACTACATTCTGCCTTAGATTTACAATAAAATAATATTTCTCTGTGGAAGTTTTCAGCGCCTAATTGCTCTACGTCTTTGGTAAGTTCCGGCGATGAACCATAGTATTCACGCCAGTCTGAATCAACCTTTTGCCTAATTTTCTTTTTTTTCTTAGTGCCGTTTTTAAGTTTGTGTACTCTGTATGTGGTCTTGCTAAACTTTGCTAGTTTTTTGCCTATGTATTTGCGCTGATTGGTGAGGTTTGTGATGATATAAACGAAGCCTGTGCAGTCTTCGGGCAGTTGTTCCACCAGTTGATTCTCATAATACCATGACATCAACTATATATTGGTTCACCTGCTCTACTGCCTTTGAAATTGAAATGTGTTTAACATGTGCCTTCTCAAGTGATTACTGATCAACTCGTGCCCGGAAACCAAAGGATGTCCTCCGGGGCCGTAGTCTATGCCTGCTTGTTGCCTTAAGTATGTTTCTAAACTGTAGTGCAACAGATGATGGTCAAGATTCATCTGCGTTTTTAAATAGTGTAGATAGGGATCAAAGTATTTTTCTTCAGTGACCCGTTCAAAGATAGGATATGTACTGTTGAATACTGTGGTAGACACATAGTTTAGGTCATGTGACTTTAAAAACCCATCCAAGCTGATGATTTGCACCAGCCATCGTTCAATATCTGATCTATCTGAACTGTGTTCGGCCCAAATTTTCCTAGCAATTTCAAGATTGTTTGGATCCTTGGGACTGACAAAAGGCCTCCAACCATAGTTGTTGTTGTTGTCGGGCAGTTCAAATCTATGCAACTGACTCCATGCTATGACCACAAAGGGCCTAGCACCCTGCTTGATCAACTGAATAATATCCAGCATGCCAGTTCTTAAAATCCTATCATTGCTGCCGCCAGGCATGCTGTTGTTGTGTACAGGCACACCAAATGCTGTGGCCAGTCTCGTGGGCCAGTTGTTTTGTTCGCGGTACCGTTCATGCACTGGATCAAAGTGATTGGTAATTCTTGGACTGCCTGGATCAGTCAGCTCACTGCCGTAGGCCCAGCTACAGCCATTGACGTAGATACAATCAAATTTGTTTGCTGGTTTTTTCATTTCTAAGAATTTTTCTTTCAGCCAACTGCGCTTCTTTGGTCACTGCCCATGCACGAACTACTTCTCTACGCTGAATACAGACCTTGCGTATTTCACTTAGCACCTGCCGCAGTTCAATTGAACTTTGTTTAGTGGCCCGGTTGATCCATTTTTGATTGGCTTCAAAGTAAAGTCGAAACAAGCGCAGCAGTTCTGCGTGTAGTTCCTCATCTTGATAGTCTACTGGATCGACTTTCTTGCTCATCAGTCCGCTATCTCCAAGTCGTTGGCATAGCTGGTAAAGCCATTTTCCTTAACAACCTTAAGCACATTGTTGACACGCCCAATCAATTCGTCCTTGTGACTGATTAAGAATATGTTTTTATTGCGTTCACGGCCCATTTTCTTCAGTACTGCTAGAGCACTTTCAACTCCCGACGCATCCAAGCCGTTGTCAACTAATTCGTCGACAAACAACAAGTTGATGTTTTGATATAGACTTTCCCACACATCACGGAACGCCCACGACAAGCCCAGTATAAGCCTATTACGTTCACCTCGACTGAGATTATCAAAATCCAAGTCTTGCCCTAGCTGAGTAATTTCAACATTCAAGTCATTTTGGAATGTCACTGTGTGCGGCAATCCCATCTTGTCTAGATAATAAGTTAGTCTGTTGTTTAAATACGCTAGGTTTTGATCTATAATCTTTTTACGTATAAAGCTGTCCTTGCTGGTCAGCAACTTGAGTAAAAACTCTTGATGATCCTTTAAACTGTTGAGGTCGTTGACATGGTCCCAAGTTATTTCTACCATTGCGGTGTTTAACAGTTCTTCAATTTGTTCTTGATAGGGATCCTGTTCGCCCGCACGTACAGTCAGCTGAGTTTCCAGAGTCTTGAGATTGTTTTGATGTTTAAGTGCTTCTTCAACTGTGTCATAATAGGTGTTGGGTCGGGTACTTACTTCGCCTATAGCAACAATTTCTGTTTGTATTTTTTTCAAGTCTGCTTGTACTTTGGTAAAATACTTTTGCGCTTCAGTTAAATTATCCCGGGCTTGAGTGGACAACTCTTCATGTTTGTGGTCATGCAGCTGTTGTTCACATGCGTGACAGGTCTTGTTAGCCAATTTGGCAAGCTCGCTGTCGTACTTTGTGACGCTTCGCTCTGCTTGCGCTATCGCGCTTTCTAACGTAGCACGTTCTTTATTCAGCGAGCGCAGCTTCGCTGTCTTTTCTTCAAAAACTTTGAGCTCGCCGTGCTTCGCAAGCTCAGCTTCGATATCTACGCTCTCAAGTTCTATGATAGCCCGTCCTATCTTTTCAACATCTGCGTCTCTTTGACTATTCCAAACAGTTTGTTTAGTAAGTAAACTGTCAATGCTCTTCTGAATGCCTTCGTTTGATTTTTTAGTTGCTTCAATCCTAGCATTTTCTTGAACTATATCGTCTTTAGTAGTGCGGATTAATTCTTTAAGGGTTTCAGATTTTTCACTTAGGATAGTTATACCTAATAATTGTTCGATGATTGCCCGTTGATCGTTAGCTCGCATACTGAGAAACGGTTCTGTATAGGTATTAAGTGCTAGGATATGTTTGAACATATCGTGACTCATACCCAACAACTCATCTAAATCTTTCTGTGTCTCACGCATATCGCCCTGAGCATCATCAGTTTCTTCTGTTTCTTGTTCAACATCGTTAACGTAGAACTGTAGGATGTTAGGTTTGCGTCCACGCTCGATACGATAGTCCGTTCCGTCTTTGTTAAACGCCAATGTAACCAGCATGTTCTTGTTGTTGATCTTATTAATTAAGTTATCTTTCTTAATATTGGTTAGAGCAGTACCAAACAATGCATAACTTAATGCATTAACAATAGTAGTTTTACCTGTGCCGTTGCGACTTCCACTATCATCTCCGCCCATATCTAAGTTTTCACCTAGTACGAGCGTCAATTGTTGCTTGCCAAAATCTACAGCTTGGGTTTGATTACCCACGCTCATAAAGTTTTTGACTGTAAGTTCTTTAATTTTTATCATAGGCTGTTATAAATCGCTAGTAGCGTATTCTTATTATACGTGTCACTTTCAATATTCACAAGCTGACTGGACACTATTTGATCAACTGATTCAAATGCTTGAATATCAATGTCTGTATTAATCTCAACTTGCTTCTTCTCCGTAATCAAAGTAAGTTCACGGATGTCATAATTGGCCATAAAGTTTTCTTTAATAAAACTGGCTTCTTCATAACTAATATCAATATCTAATGTAACACGTAAATGTTGTTTGGGTTTAATCAATGTATCTGCTTCATCGATCAATTGACTTAATTTTACTGTACGGAATGTAGGTTGCCTGTCCCAAGTATGATATTCTGGTTGCCCGCCCCATTCTAAAATCATCATTCCACGCTCATCGTCCCATGCATCTGCATAGTTGTGGGGAAAGGCATTGCCAATATAATGCATATTTCCTTTGCTTTGGCGTTTGTGGAAGTGTCCGCTAAAGCCCAACTCATATCCGTCAAATGCATCTAACTGTATTTCACCGTGATCTGGCATTTGTACCATGGCATTCATATAAAAATGTGGAAGCTCAAAGTGTCCAAAGATATACTTGGCTTTCTTTTTACCTATCGCCTTCCATTCTTCTCCAACAAGCCACGGACATAATGTAACATTGCCTTCGGTCATCGGGTGGTGTACAATGGTAATACCGGGAATGTACTTTCCAAATTCAACTGAATGTATGTCGCGCTTGTCCTTATAGTAAAGATCATGATTACCAGGAAAAAAGTAAAACTGATCAAAAGCACGGCCCAATTTTTCCAGTGCTCTGATACTATAATCCATGGTAGTGATATTAAGACTATTCCTGTTATGGTGCCAATCGCCCATAAAGATTCCAATGTCACAGCCTTCCTCCTTTGCTTTAGCAATGTACCAGTCTACAAAATCTTCACAGTCTTGATTGTGTACTTGGCTGTTAGACTTTAATCCAAAGTGTATGTCAGTAAAACATGCTACCTTCTTAAAAAGATTACTCATCGGTTGTTCCTTCTGTATGTCTGCGTAATGCAGCTTCGTGTTCACCCGCTCCGGTTCTTGTATAACTTGGATTCATACCGTTCATTTCTAAAATATCGTCTCTAATGTTTTGATTACGCTTTTCAATGTTGATAACTCTAACGAATGAATTAGTAACAGCAGCAGTAAAGTAAGCAAAAGGATTGTCTGATTTACTTTCATCGAATTGTAGTCCTATCTGAGTTAGTTGAAGAATTGCTTGGCCTTTCATTTCATCATTGTAGGTATAGCCTCGGACGTTACCTCGTGTAGCGTATCGTTCGCATAATTTAATCATCATACGAGCAAGATTATTAGTAATTTGTCCAGCATCTTTATCAAACTTTCCTGTCTTTAAACTGCCTCGCCAATGGCTTTTGCCAACACATACAAGCTCGTCATTTTCGTCAAACTTGAAATGTTGAAACGGCGGAAAGTTTACTTTGTCGTGTTTGTCTGCTGTGCTTTTTGGATTCTTTTTACGAATACCGTTAGTAGGTATGTGCTCAAAGGTCATGATTCTAAAAATCAAATCAGCTTTTGCAATTTTTTTATAGTCTACAGCACAGTCTGCTAGTTTTACTTTTTCGCCAGAAGCTTTTCTTCTAGCATAATCTTCGTCTCCTAGCCGCTTTGCTTTGTTTCTTTTAGCTTCTGCTATAGTACGTATGTTTACTTTTTCTACACTAGGTAAAATTATATCATATTGATGGTATTCTGGTTTAATAAAACTACAGAATGTACTTTTTGATTTGTGTATTTCTAATAGTAAATCTTTATTGTTTAAGTAATTAATCTTTGGTGCTATTGTTGTCATTAGACATGTCTCCGGATTGTTAATTATAAACTACGTATATTATAAAGTCAAATAAATATATTACCAAAAGGGAAAATATATATGGCTTTTACATCTGGTAATAGTTTTGTGAATAAGGTTACTGCTGGCGCAGCAGTATTCGGTGCCGCGGCACAGGCAGTTAATACTGTATCTGCTATTAGTTCTGCGTTATCCAGTTTAGATAGCGCATCCGGAGTTGGCGGTGCCCTGCGAGCTATAAACTTGCCAGCAGGCGGTGAAGCAATTGGCGATTTAGTTAGTGCAATTACCGCGTTCCAAGGTGATCCGTTTGCGAACGATTGGCGTGTCAGGTTAAGTCTCCCAAATTGGACTAGTTTTAGATCTAGTCCAGTGTTAAAACCACTTAAAGATGCAGGTGGGCTAGTGTTTCCGTTTACTCCTAAAATTCAAATTAAAGGTAACGCAAAATATTCCGCAGAGCCAATAGTACATTCAAACTATCCAGTAAATGCTTACAAGAGTAGTGACCCAGGCACTATTGAAATTACAGCAACGATGGCAGTAGAAGACGCCGGACAAGCACTATATTGGATTGCAGCTCTTCATTATTTACGTTCTGTGTCAAAAATGTTTACAGGTTTTGATCCAAAAGCGGGAAACCCGCCCCCGATTGTTTTTCTAAATGGTTACGGAAATTATGTTTTTAAAAATGTACCAGTAGCTATACAAAATTTTAGTCTTTCACTGCCTAATGATGTAGATTATATACCATGTAATGTTGTTGGTAGTGCCGCAGGAAATTTTGCAGGAACAGCAGATGCAGTAGGCGGCCTAGCAGATTCATTAGGTGGAGCTATTCCTGGTATTGCATCCGCGGCTAGCAACTTTAGTGCCATTGCTGGCGGTGTTGGCCAAGTCGCTGGCTTACTTGGTTCATTTGGAATTGGTGGAACTACTAGTGGCGGCAAGGCTTATGTGCCAACAAAAAGTGAATTTACAGTTTCATTGATACCAATGTACAGCAGAACAAGTATTCGCAAGTTCAGCCTTGACAGGTTTGTCACAGGTTCCTATTTAAATAGTTCATTCGGGTACGTTTAATCATGGCTCAGTATAGTATTTTAAGTCCTTGGAACACCACTGAAATCAAACAAAACTATCTTGACGTCTTAAAGGTCAGGCCAGTTAGCGCAGAACCAGACGATTTCCTTTACACAATAGAAAGTCAATATATGTATAGACCAGACTTGTTGGCATTTGACCTTTATGGAGATGCACAACTTTGGTGGGTGTTTGTACAACGTAATATGGATGTCTTAGAAGATCCTATATTTGATTTTATTCCTGGCAAGAAAATTTATATTCCTAAGTCAAGCGGTCTCCGAACAGTTTTAGGAGTATAATATGGGAATTGATGTAATAGGTGCCACAACTAATCTTGTTCAAACAGCTGGTTCTTTAGGTAATAGTTTTGGATCAATCCCTGCAGGTATAAGTGTTCCGGCTCCTAATATTTTATCAAACTATGCTAGTTATACGTATGTAATAGCGTTACATCCACTAACAGTTACTGAACTTAATTTTCCAGATCAATCCTATCTACAAGGTAGAGTTCTTCCAATAATTTGTAAATCTGCATTTGCGGACCCTATTAATAGAATTCAAACTCCAAATTTTGGAAAACAAGATTTTTTTATTAACAATTTAACATTTGAAACTTATCTAGGTCATACAAGTCCCAAAACAACATCTGTTGCAACAATTCAATTTGACGTGTACGAGCCTTACAGCATAGGATTATTCATTAATTCTCTACAAGCAGCTGCTAACAAAGCTGGGTATGAAAACTGGCGAGATGCACCCTTTCTTTTAAGTGTTGAATTTAGAGGAAACACTGAAAAGGGATTAATGAAAAAAGTTCCTTTTTCTACACGATTTATTCCTGTTCGTTTTGCAACAATTCAGATGAGTTCGTCAGAGCAAGGAACACGGTATATGATTAATGCTTATGCAACTAACGGCCTTGCTCTGACAAACGAATTTGCATCATTAAGAACCGATCTAAGTATTAAAGGAAAAACAGTCCAAGAAGTTTTGCAAATTGGAGCAGAAAGTCTTCAAAATGTTGTTAATGCAAAATTGTACGAAGCAGTTGACACCGGCACTAAAAAAATTGCAGACCAGATTGTTATCGTTTTTCCAAAAGACATAGCTGACAGTAAGGCGTTTGCACAAGTTAATAGGGCAGACGAATCAACAAATACTGTTGTAATCAATCCTCAAGCTGGCCCTTCAGCAGAAATTTTAAAAAAATTAGGTGTAACAGTTGATACCTTGACACAAGCCGCTGGAGATGTTAATGACATTGGGACCAGTAGCTTAGGATTCAATCCTGAACGAAAATCGGATCAATCCCCAGCAGATGCAATAGACACGTGGGATCCGCAATTAAAAATATGGCTTAGGGGAAAATTAATACCTAACTGGAGCGAAGGAACATTTAAATTTAATCAGCAAATGGATATTCCTTCAGTCATTAATCAAATCATTATAGCAAGCGATTACCCAAAAAAGGCATTGGCGCAAGCTGAAAACGGACTAGTAACATGGTGGCGCATAGATACACAAATATATTATATAGAAACAAAAGAAAATTATGCCGATACCGGTAAGATGCCAAAGATTGCTGTTTATAGAGTAGTACCGTTCAAGGTACATCTTAGCAAAGCCGCAGGTTCAGGTACTAACGTAGATGGTATAGATTTACTTAAAGCAAGAGCAATTAAACGCTACGATTATATTTTTACAGGAAAAAATACTGAAATTATAAAATTTAATATTGATTACAACGTAGGATTTTCAAACAATTATGCTAGCGATTCTTTTTTAAATTCTATTGGCGTTACTAGAGCCAAGTCTGAAACTACAGGCGATACAACTCCGCAAGCCAATCAACAAGGCTCTGCACCAAAAGCAGTGGTAGCATTCAAACCTGACGGTGCCGCACCATCGGGCGACGATAAATCAGCTCAACGACAACAGTCTAGAGAAGATGCTACAAATAATTCAATGGATCAACCTGGAGGAAATGCAGCAGAAACTGCCTTTACTCGTCTAGCAAAAACTTTTCACGAAGCAATTACTAATCCTTATGATATGGTTATGTTAGATATGGAAATAATGGGTGATCCTTATTGGTTTGCTACTAGCGGCATGGGCAATTATGTTGCACAGCCTGTGACAGGATTTAAAGATTTACATCAAGATGGCTCAGTTAGTTGGCAAACAAGCCAAGTTGATGTTGTTGTAAATTTTAGAACGCCTGTTGATATTAATCAAACCACTGGCTTGTATAACTTTGCAGGACCTAATCACATGGACATGTCAAAGGATCCAAAGGCAGGACCTGCAATTGGATTTACAGGTGCTTATTGTGTCACTCTTGTAAAGAACTTTTTTAGGAACGGTGAATTTAGACAAGTTCTTGAAGGATTTAGAAGAGGCGGCCAAGAATATAAAACTATTGCTAAAAAAGAAAGTACTATTAATTCTAACAATCCTCCAAATAGCGGTCAAGGCGGCACATCATAATGTATACAAAAAATCCAAATAACTTTGATACAATCCCAGCAGGTGTCAATAGACCTAAAGAAGGTATATTTTTAGCTGAAGTAGTAGGACATCAAGATAAAACCAGTATGGGAATTCTTGAAGTACGATTACATAGATCATACGGCAATACTATTGCAAGAGGACAAACATTTCAAGCAAAGTTTATGAGTCCGTTTTATGGGTCAACACCGTATGACGGTGTTACACAGTCAGACGATTATCCTAACACACAAAAAAGTTACGGAATGTGGTTTGTTCCGCCTGACGTAGGCACAACTGTAATTGTAATTTTTGTACAAGACGATCCTAAATACGCCTATTGGATAGGATGTGTACCAGATGAAGGTATGAATTTTTCAGTTCCAGGATTAGCTGCTACAAAATTTACAGTAGATGGTAGTGGCCGAGTTCCTGTAACTGAGTACAATAGAAAAGTAAATGATGGTACAAAAAGTGATACTACAAAAATTTTAAAACCTAAACATATATTTACAGATGTGTTAACAGAACAAGGATTATTAAAAGACGACATACGAGGAATCACTACATCCAGTGCAAGAAGAGAAATACCAAGTAGCGTATTTGGCATTAGCACTCCAGGACCGTTAGACAAAAATGGTCCTACACAAAAAATAGGAGTTGTAGGTAGACAGGCAGAACAAGTCCCAGTAAGCAGACTTGGCGGTACAACTTTTGTCATGGACGACGGAGACGATAAGTTTATAAGAAAAACATTAGCCAGCGAAGGTCCGCCTGAATATTCTTCTTTAGAAAATCTTGAAACTACTGGCTTGAGAAAAGTTTTACACAATGAATTAGTTCGCATTCGTACTAGAACCGGTCATCAAATTTTAATGCACAACAGTGAAGATTTAATTTACATTGGCAATGCTCGAGGTACAACTTGGATAGAACTAACTAGTAACGGCAAAATTGATATCTACGCAGAAGACAGCATCAGTATTCATACTGAAAAAGATTTAAACATTAAAGCAGATAGAGATATTAATTTAGAAGCAGGCAGAAATTTTAATGTAAAAGCAAAAAATAATATTCATGTAGAAGCTGATTCTGAAATTGAAACACTAGCTGGTAAAGATACTAAAATTACAAGCGGAACAACATCACATATCAATAGCGGAACAACTCATTTAGAAACTGCTGGAAAAATTTATATGAACAGTTCTGAAGTTGCTGAAAAAACAAAAAAGATAGAAGTTTGTACAGTTCCAAACAAGGAAGGTATTCACGACTTAGAATCAATAATGATGCGTGTTCCACAGCACGAGCCATGGCCACATCATGAAAATTTAGATCCAGTATCTTTTAAAAATACTGATAGAGAAACTACAAAATCAATTGCTACTCCCAAAGCATATCAAGAATATACAACAAAAACAGATACATTTGAAAAAATCTTGCCGCCAGGACGTAGTGAGCAAAGGGGACCATAATGAGCGAAAACTCAAAATTATACAATAAAATTGTTTTATCACCAAATCAACGAAACGACCTTATAGCCCCTAAAACTTACAAAGGTTTCAGTACAGTTAGTCAAGAAACTGAAAATTTTGCTTTATATGATTTTCAGCTAATCCAACAGGATTTGTTAAATCATTTTCATACTAGACAGGGCGAACGATTAATGAACCCTGCATTTGGAACTATTATTTGGGATTTGTTATTTGAACCGTTGACAGACCAGCTTAAAGATTTAATAGTTGAAAATGTAAACACAATTATAAACTATGATCCTAGAATAAGTGCAAGCGAAGTGTCTGTTAGACAATATGAAACAGGTATACAATTAGAATGTGTATTAACTTATCTGCCCTACAATATTAGTCAGTCAATGCAATTGAGATTTGATCAAGCCAACGGACTATTGTTAGGATAAAGTACGCATATTATTTTTATCGATAAATACTGTTATTAGGATAAATCATGACGGTTACTGCTAGACAAAATAAACTTTTAATATCAGAAGATTGGAAAAAAATATACCAATCCTTCAAAAACGCCGACTTCCAAAGTTACGATTTTGAAAATCTTCGCAGGACAATGATTGATTACATTCGTCAAAATTATCCTGAAGATTATAATGATTACATTGAGTCTAGCGAATACCTTGCCCTAATTGACCTTATTGCGTTCTTAGGCCAAAGCATAGCTTTCCGTGTTGACTTAAATGCTCGTGACAATTTTTTAGAGTTAGCAGAACGTCGTGAAAGCGTATTGCGTCTAGCTAGACTATTATCTTATAACGCTAAACGTAATGTCGCTGCCAGCGGATTGTTAAAGTTTTCAAGTGTTTCAACAACTGAAAACGTTTCAGATAGCACAGGACGAAATTTATCAGGACAAATAATTAACTGGAATGATGCCAGTAATGCTAACTGGTATGACCAATTTATTAAAGTTATAAATGCTGCATTTCCTAAGACACAACAGTTTGGAAATCCAGCTGCCAGTGATATCATCTACGGAACACCAGTTGATCAATATATTTTTCAAAATAACACAACAGGGCTACCAGTATTTGGTTTTAGTAAAATAGTAGCTGGCAGGAACATGGATTTTGAAGTTGTTAGTACAACATTTAAAGGGCGTTCTTACATCTACGAAGAAACTCCTAAACTAGGAAATAAACTAAGTTGCATTTACAAAGATGACGGCCGCGGAACAGGCAGTCCAGGGTCTGGTTTTTTCTTGAGGTTTGTACAAGGAACACTTAATACAGGAAGTTTTACAATTACTCAACCAAGCAACAATCAATCGGTTGATATTGACAGTCAAAATATTAATAATGATGATGTATGGTTGTATCAACTAGATACTGAAGGTAAAGAATCTGCACTCTGGACTAGTGTTTCAAATTTTGAAGCTAACAACATTATCTATAATAGTATTAATAAAAATATAAGAACAATTTTTTCAGTTATAACTAGAACTAACGATGCAATTAGTTTGCAATTTAGTGATGGCACATTTGGCGACTTACCTCTAGGAACTTTTAGAACCTATTATCGTGTAAGCAACGCATTGAGTTATACAATTAATACACAAGACATTAGAAATGTAAGCATCTCTTTTCCGTATATTTCTAATGCAGGTCAGCAAGAAAATTTAACAATATCAATGAATTTGGCCAGCAGCGTGTCTAATGCTGCAATTCCTGAAACCAGCGACGATATTAAAGCAAACGCTCCTCAAACATACTATACACAAAATCGTATGATTACTGGAGAAGACTACAACATTAGTCCGTTATCTGCTAGTACTCAAATAGCTAAAATAAAAGCAATTAACAGAACCAGTAGCGGCATTAGTAGATATTTTGATCTTTCAGACCCAACAGGAAAATACAGTTCGACAACTCTATTTTCTGATGACGGAGTAATTTATAAAGAAGAATTTCAAAATTCGTTTAGATTTTCTTATACTAATAAGACAGACATTGAAGGTATTATCTATAACAGTATAAATGATATTTTAAAAAATGTTGATTTAAGAAACTTTTACTATGAAAAATTTTTAAATTACGTAGAAGGCCTAGACACTATTTGGACCAATGTTACAAGTGACACAGGGTTATCTACAGGATATTTTAGCGCCGGCGCAGGAAATGCAATTTACAAAGTAGGTAGTTTTACTTCAACCGATTTAAAATATATTAAAGCAGGCGCCTTGATAAAATTTACTGCTCCTGCTGGTTGGTATTTTGATACATTAAACAATAATAAATTAGTCTACGGAGCATCGACTGTAAAAGGCGGCACAACAGAATTATGGGCAGAAGTAGTAAATGTAGTTAATGACGGCACAGGAGACGGTACCGGTGTATTGTCCACTGGATTTGGGCCTGTGACACTGAATAGAACTATTCCTTCTTTGACAACCGGCTCAGGTGTAAATCCACAATTATCGTTGATTATTCCAAAATGGAGAACAGTGATTGATTCTGATACAATCAGCACTATGATAGATTTAATTTATTCAAATAAACCATTTGGTTTAAGATATGATGCTGTGACCCAACAATGGAAAATTGTATTTGAATTAAACTTAGATACAAAGAATGTGTTTAGCTTGGGTAAACAAGGCGACCAAACTAACTTAAGACAAGATGCTAGTTGGTTACTATTGTTCACAACGGATAATGAATTCTATACTGTTATATCACGCTGCCAACGATATATTTTTGAAAGCGATACTCAAACTAGATTCTATTTTGAATCTAGCAATAAGATATATGATAGTAAGACAAATGCAGTAGTAAAAGATTTGATTAACATTTTAAGTGTTAATACTAAACCTGATAGCACATCGGCTTTTACATACGATCAAGCATGGGATATAGAAAAAGAATACATTGGCATTGATGGGTATGTTGATACTAAAAAGTTAATTGTTTCTTTTGCAGATTCAGATGACAATGGCGTTGTAGACGATCCTGAGTTATTTTTAAATATCGTAGAACCTCCAGTTATCGGAGAAACTGATTCGTTAATACTACAGAAAAAATATATTGTTCAAGAAAAATATTCAATAAGTCAAGGTCAAGAAGACTATCGATATATTGACAATTCTAATCAACTTGTTCTTATAAAAGCTAGTAAAAATTTTGTATCTGTAAACGAACGAAAAACAGGGCAGTATTTTTATTTTATTGATATTAATGCTCTTTTCAAGTACAACGATAAATTACCAGATCCGTATGTTCCTACTTTAGATTATAAAGTTTATCTTGGCAGAGATAATTTAAAATTTCAATATATTCATAATGCAGATTACGACAGCAGGATTGATCCAGGCGCAAGTAATATTATAGATGTTTACTTACTAACAAAAAGTTTTGACATAAGATTTAGACAATGGCTAAGTGGTGCAATAGATACTCGACCACTGCCACCGAGTTCAAATGAGTTATATGATTTAATTTCTTCAAACTTAAACCTTATCAAAACAATCAGCGACGAGATAGTATATCATCCAGCAAATTATAAAGTTTTATTTGGACAATCAGCAAGTCCAGATGTACAGGCAAGTTTTAAAGTTATCAAAAATTCTAACAGAGTAGTGTCTGATAATGATATTAAAACAAGAATTGTATCAGCAATAGAAGAATTTTTTGCTTTAGAAAATTGGGACTTTGGTGATACGTTTTATTTCACAGAACTATCTGCTTATGTAATGACTCAGTTATCTCCAGATATTTCAAGTTTTGTTATAGTTCCAAGACTTAGCGGACTTGGATTTGGAAGTTTGTTTGAAATAAAATCTTCTGGTGACGAGCTATTTGTTAACGGCGCAACAGTTGATGATGTTGAAATTATCTACGGAATAACTAGTTCATCGATTAAATCTGTAGCTGGAACCACATCAACATCAAACACAACTTCTCAACAGACTATATCAAGTTCTTCATACGGAGCAAACAATGGCGGATAAAATTAATCCTACAGGCGGAAAAGTATCTAGTTCAGAACTACTTCCAAGATATTATAGAACAGATTCAAATAAAAAGTTTCTGCAAGCCACAGTTGACCAATTAATACAACCAGGTACTGTAAAAAAAGTTAATGGTTATGTAGGAAGACAAAATAGTAAATCAACAACAGGCGAAGACATTTTTGTTCAAGCCGCAGATTCTGTTCGTCAAAATTATCAGCTTGAGCCAGGATTAATTATCAAAGATGAATTAGAAAATACAACATTTTTTAAAGACTACCAAGATTATATTAATCAAATAAATGTTTTTGGCGGCAATGTTAAAAATCATTCTAGGGTAAATCAACAAGAATTTTACAGCTGGGATCCTCATATCAATTGGGATAAATTTGTAAATTTTCAGCAATATTTCTGGCTACCGTATGGCCCTGATCCTATCAAAATTGTTGGCGCACAAGAAAGCATTGTTAGCACTTACAAAGTTGAAATTAAAGCTGAAGCTGATAATAACACTTATGTATTTTATCCAAACGGTTTAATACAAAATCCAAGTATTCAGTTGTATAGAGGTCAGACATATCGTTTTGAAATTAATAGTCCTGGTAATCCTTTTAGTATTAAAACTAAAAGAATTGATGGCGAAACATACAGATATGACATACCAGAAATTACAGGTAATGCTGTTGAAGTAGGTGTGATTGAGTTTTTCGTTCCAATGAATTCGCCAGACATAATTTATTATGTAAGTGAAGCAGATGTAAACTTAGGTGGTGTTTTTCAAATTTTATCAATAGATGAAAATACAACATTTAACCTTGAAACAGATTTATTAGGTAAAAAAACTTACACATTGCCTGACGGAACTTCATTAAGCAACGGCATGAAATTATCCTTTGTTGGAAATATTATTCCAGAGCATTATAAAGTTGGAAATTATTATGTTGAGGGTGTTGGAGAATCTATAGAATTAATTGCAGAGTCTTCTTTAGAAATTATAGGAAATTATACAACAAGGGAGTCTGTATTATTTGATGCAGACCCGTTTGATAACTTGCCTTTTGGTGATGCTACTACTTACGCAGGAAAAAAAGATTATATTGTTATTAATAGAAGTAGTAAGGACAGTAATCCCTGGAGCAGATATAACCGTTGGTTCCACAAAGATACAATCGAAGCCAGTGCTAGATATAATGGAAAAATTGCAGATATAGATCAAACTTATCGAGCAGTTCGACCCATTATTGAATTTGAACCAAATTTGAAACTGTTTAATTTTGGTATTAAATCAGTAAGCGATGTTGATTTAATTGATACTTATACAACTGATGTTTTTTCAAAAATTGAAGGTCAATTAGGTTATAATATTGATGGTATTGATGTAGCACAAGGTCAGAGAATTTTGTTTGCAGCTGATACCGATATAAGAGTAAAAAATAAAATTTTTAAAGTTGACTTTCTAATATTAGATGGTGTTAGACAAATACATCTTACAGAAGAATCAACGCCAACTGTATTTGATAGTGTGTTGATTAAAGAAGGAGTGTTTAATCAAGGATCGTGGTATTGGTTTGACGGATCTCAATGGCTGGTTGCTCAACAAAAGAATAACGTTAATCAACCTCCGTTGTTTGATATATTTGACCAGAACGGAGTAACGTTTGGCAATAAGGATGTATATGATGGTTCTACTTTTAACGGAACTAAAATATTTTCGTATAAACTAGGATCCAGCGTCAATGATTCTGTCTTAGGGTTTCCGCTAACTTATAAAAATATTGATAATATTGGTGATATAGTTTTTAATTTTAATATTATATCAGATACATTTCAATATAAAGATATATCCTTTATAGTTAACAAATCAACTAGCGTTGGTTATCTACTAAAAACCTTGCCAAATAACGAAATCAAATATGTTAACGGCTGGCAAACATCTTCAAGTACAAATGTTCAAGCGGCTATCAGAATTTATAAAAATTCAAATATAACAAACAACTTTGAGATAGATATTTTTGATGACCCAACTAATTTGAATGACTTAGAAGTTATTGTTTTAGTCAATGGTATCAGATTAGAAAAGCCACACTGGAGTATTCAAGATACGTTTCCTTATAAAAAAATTATTTTAGAAAACAGTATCAATAAATCAGATATTTTAACAATTAAAGCCTATGCTAAACAGCATATAAATTCTAACGGGTTTTATGAAATTCCTATTGGATTGCAAAACAACCCTCTTAATGACGATGTAACTGATTTCACATTAGGCGAAATATCGTCCCACGTAAATTCAATTATTGATAATATTCAAAATCAATTTACAGGAATTTTTCCAGGCTCAAGTAATATCAGAGACTTAGGTAATATCACACAATTTGGCACTAAATTTGTTCAGCACAGCGGTCCAATCGGATTGGCCTTATATCACTTAACATCTCAAAATAATAATATTATCAGAGCAATAGAAAATGCTCAATATGATTATAATAAATTTAAAAGAAATTTTATCAAGGTAGCTGAAAATTTAGGGATAGAAGCGGACCCGGCTATACAAGTTAACGCAATTTTACAAGAAATTAATAAAGATAAACCAACGTCGTTTCCTTATTATTTTAGTGATATGGTTCCGTATGCGGGAAATATTAGAACCGATTTAAAAGTATTTGATTATAGAATCAAAACTTACCCATTAAGTTCGGTATTTAATTTAGACGAACTTTCAAATAAAGCAGTTTTAGTTTATCTAAACAACACCGATCAATTATTACACGGTAAAGATTATACATTTGATGATCAGGGGTTCGTAGTTATATCAGCACCCATAGTCAATAATGACATAATAACAATTTACGAATTTGAAAACACCAACGGTTGCTTTGTGCCTCCTACACCAACCAAGTTGGGTCTGTGGCCAAAGTACGAACCAAAAATTTATTTAGATACAACATTAATAACTCCACAACAAGTTATTCAAGGGCATGACGGCAGTATTGTATTAGCGTATGGTGATTACAGAGATGCAATTATTCTTGAATTAGAAAAAAGAATCTACAATAATATCAAGATAAAATACGATCCTGAAATTTTTGATGCGGGGGATTTTCTACCTGTTTATAATAGAGATGGTGCATACTCGTTGAAGGAATTTGACGAAGTATTATCAACTAATTTTTATTCTTGGGCAAATTTAATCGATAGAGATTTTACAAAACCATTAAGTTATAATAATCAAGATCCTCGAACATACAATTATCGAGAGATGGCTACGCCAGACGGAAGAACACCGCTTCCAGGTTATTGGAAAGGCATTTACAGATGGATGCTTGAAACAGACAGGCCTAACTTATGTCCTTGGGAAATGTTAGGTTTCAGCGAGGAACCAGCATGGTGGCAACAAGTTTACGGTCCAGCACCTTATACTAGTGATAATTTAATTTTGTGGGACGACTTAGCAGACGGAATTGTTAGGGAACCTGGAACTCCTCCAAGACAAATTAAAAAATATGTAAGAACATATTTAAAAGGAAATATTCCAGTTAATCAGCAAGGACAACTACTCAGTCCAGTTGAATCAGGCTTGGCGTCTGGAATAGTTACAAATTCTACAGCTGGAGATTTTGTATTTGGTGATGTGAGCCCTGTTGAAAATGCTTGGCGCCGCAGCAGTCACTATCCTTTTGGAATTTTAATAACACTGATATTAACACAACCTGCTAAATCTTTTGGCTTGTTGTTGGATCGATCTAGAGTAGTTAGGAACTTAGCAGGCCAAATAGTTTATAGTGAAACTAAAAAACGAATTAGACCTAAAGATATTTTATTACCTAGCATTTTTTCTAGCTCTACTAATGTCAAAACAAGCGGTATAATAAACTATCTTGTTGATTATATTCAGAGCGACAAATTAAAATCCTATGACCAATATTTTTATGACTTACAAAATATCCAAGTAAGACTTGCTCATAGGATTGGTGGATTTACAAGTAAAGAGAAATTTAAACTTCTTCTTGATAGTAAAACACCATTAACTAGTGGAAGTGTTTTTGTTCCTGCGGAAGATTATGAAATAATCTTGAATACATCTAGTCCTGTTAAGAAAATTATTTACAGTGGCGTAATTATTACAAAATTAGAAGACGGATTTAGTTTAAAAGGCTACAGTAAGACCCAGCCGTTTTTCAAATATTATAATTGGATTAAAACTGGTATAGAAATTAATATTGGCGGCGTCTCAGAAAACTATGTTACATGGACACCTGAGCAACAATACTCTGCTGGAAAAATCGTTGCGTATTCAAATCGCTTCTATAGAGTAAAAACTCGTCATACGACTGAAACAATATTCAATCCAATTTATTACACGTTATTGCCATCCCTTCCTATTGTTGGAGGTAGAAATGCATACATTAGACAAGCATGGGACAGAACTGAAGAGATAGTGTTACCTTACGGAACAAAACTTAGAACTATCCAGGATGTAGTTGACTTCTTGTTAGGGTATGGAGAATATTTAAAAGATCAAGGATTTATTTTTGATAATTTTAATAATGAATTAAAAGCTATTGCTAATTGGGAAACAAGCGCAAAAGAGTTTATGTTTTGGACTACTCAAAATTGGAGTACCGGAGAAGACAAGTGGTCAGAGTGGCAAGAAAATCAACCAGTAATGCTAGGACAAATTGTAAGATATAACGGTGATTACTATCGTGCAATCAATAATATTGATCCTTTTAATATCTTTGATTACAACGAATATGTTAAATTAGACGGATTAAGCTCGATTGGTAGTAGTGTTATTAGTCTAAGTCCAGCAGCTATTGCACTTAGTTTCTCTTCTCCTCAGACAGTTGTTGATGATATTCGAAATCAATTTAACAAGTATGAAATATTTAAAGTAGATGGGTCTCCGATCCAACCGCAATTTTTAAATAATTATAGAGAAGAAAATACTGTAAGTTATACTCCAGTTGAAGACGGCATCTACGGTGCTACTTTTTATCTTGTTCAGAAAGAACAGATTATTGTTTTAAAAAATAACACTCTATTTAATGACACAATATACAACCCTACAAGCGGATATCGTCAAGAAAGAATTAAAGTATCTGGATATTTAAGCAGCAATTGGAATGGAGATTTTAATGTTCCAGGATTTATTTTTGACCAAGCAGTAATTCAAGATTGGCAACCGTGGCAAAATTATGCATTAGGTGATATTGTAAAATACAAACAATTTTACTATACAGCTAAATCGTCTATGCCTGGAAACGAGGAGTTTATTTCTACCAAGTGGATGAAACTAGATAGTAAGCCAACGGCTCAACTATTACCAAATTGGTCTTATAAGGCCAACCAGTTCCAAGATTTTTATAACCTGGATAGCGATAATTTCGACGCCGACCAACAAGCTATGGCACAACATTTGATTGGCTATCAGAAGCGACAATATCTCAGCAATATTATTAAAGATGATGTTAGTGAGTTTAAATTTTATCAAGGGATGATTGTTGAAAAAGGTACTCAGAATGTATTGAATAAGTTGTTTGATGTTCTTAGTGCGGAAGGCCAAGAAAGTATTACCTTTTATGAAGAATGGGCATTAAGAACTGGACAATACGGTGCAAGTAGTAGTTTTGAAAATATAGAATTTATTATAGATGAACAACTTGTTAAAAATAATCCTCAAGGCTTCGAGCTTGTAAATC